TTCCTCTTCTTCCACAATGAACCAATCATCTTCATCTTCATCGTAGTAATACCAAGCATCGTCATCTTCTACATAGTAGTATTCAATGTCTTCATCTTCGTCATAGAAGTAGTTAACATCTTCTTCTTCTTCTGCATCAGGAGTGTACAGCGTACCTTCTTTTACTGCTTTGGCTAACAGAGTAACCAAAGCAAAGTTGATTAAACTATGTGTGCTTTCTTTATCCATATCCACATGGAAGTCTGCGCTTCCATCTTCATTTTCTCGATACTGGCTCAATTCAATTTTCATTTTGCTTTCCTTTCAGTTTTTTCCTTGTCAGTTTTTATTTTATGACAAGGCTTACACAACACCTGCAACTCAGGCAACTCACAAAACATTCTATCAATGTATACGTCCCAAGAAATAAACCCTACAGCCGGGTCAACCACTGGATGTATATGATCTACTTGCACATCCACTGCTACAAACTCTTCTTTGCATGTAGCACATTTATAATGCTGGGCTAAAAGTCCAGTCTTCTTATTTATCCTTCTCTCAATGAATGCAGATTTAAGAGCAGTGTATTTCGGAGGCCATCTACGTGAAGCTGCTCTAAGAGTAGACGTAATGAAACTACGAAACCTAGCATCTGTCCACTGTCCTCCGTTTCTAGTTTTTAGGGAAAGTTTCTTCAACGACATTAGATAGATCTATAGAAGACTCTTCTTGAGAAAAGAGATCACGGACAATGTCCAACGCTTCATCAATGTCCAACGCAACAAACTCAGCAGTGGTTTCTATATTATTACGTAGTTCGTTATATGACACTACATAGCCATTTGCTGCTGGTCTAATTTCTATGTGCTGTTCTGAAAACATTAAGAGAGTCCTTCAATATCAATGTAATTAAATACCACTTCTCTTGGAAACAAGGGATTGATACCTTCTGTTAAAGACTCTTCCACATATTCTCGCAACGAAATCTCATCTAAATAAAAAGATGGTATATCGTCAGGGTCAATAAATGCTGTCACTGATACACTCACTTTTATCATTCAGACTTCTCCAATCTCATATCAATGAGTCGTGCATATCCCATTATGTCGTGCCAACTATCACGATGGTAGCAGTCTCCATTCACAAGGCGTGACATCTTGTGGGCAATCATGTCTAAAGCTTCTGCCATATCAGGTTCTAACAGAGAATAGTTAACACCATATTTCAAAACAGTCTTTAAGTCCTGCGCTGTGGTAGCAATGTTAATAAATTCTCCGTAGTGTCTAGCTCTTCGGTCTAAAGTTTCTTCGACATTCATTATTGCTTTCCTCCTTGAGTTATTGTATCCGCAGTTAATACAAAAGTATCGCTAAAGCTATTGTGGTTTGGGTCGTATACCACTTCACCAATATCGCCATAGTATTTACTACAATATTCCATGATTTGTTTAGCAATGTCTTCATGTTCTTCCATAAAAGGTACTACAGATGCGATAAGAACACCCATCCCAACCATATCACCCATGTGTTCTTTCTTCAAAGTGACAGGGCCAAAACCTGTGACAAGCACCTCAAAGTCTCCACCCCACATACCGTTTTGTATAGTGGGGCGTAAAATTATAGCCACATCATTAGGCCGCAGTTCTGTTTCTTTCGTCATGATTTTCTTTCGTTGGGGGTTGCCATTGCTGCCCTTCACTTCTTCTTAACCAGAGCAGCCTAGCGTTTTCCAGCACTCTTTCTTCATCACCGTCATATGCTGCTACACAAGCCGCATATAATTCTTCTTCAGTGATAAGCTCATTTAAAAGCTTGTCAGCTTTAACAGGGCCTATCCCTTGTAAGCCAATGATATTATCAGCAGCATCACCTGTCAAGATTTGTTTATAAAAAGAATACATGCCTTGCTCAGGCGTAACGTGATAGCCCTGCTTCTTTACAAAGTTGTAATGCCATCCTGCAATTTGATCTAAGTCTTTATCTACAGAAGCTACAACACATTCTTCTTTAAGCACAGAAGCTTCAATTGCTATAGCATCATCTGCTTCTTGTCCTTCAACAACGACAGCACCCCACTCCTTCACCATGTGCTGGCGTAGGGCAGGGAGATGTTCAGGTTTAGGGGCTGTTCTGTTTCCTTTGTAGACAGCAGTGACTGCTATGTTGTTCCTGAAGTTGTCTTTTCCTGTGAGAAAAAGTTTCCACTGATCAACATAGCAACCATCAAAGGTGTTGTCTACACCACATGTAAGAATGTCAGCAATATAACTATTAAGCGTATGCTTAGCAGTGATTGTGCTTTCATTCTTACATGCAAAAGCGATGCGATATCCTATCAAATCTGCGTCAATTAATGCGATCATTTTCTATGTGGTTATGATGTCGTATTCGATGGCAATTGGAACAAAGCAAAATACATTTATTAAGTTCAGTTTTAGCTTTCTCAAAGTTTCGAGTTCCATTCAAAAGGGCTGAAGGATTTGCTTCCTTCTCAGACATATCTAAATGGTGAAAGTCATACACATAAGGGGAGAAAATCCCACTACAATCTGCACATTTACCACCAAGATATTCGATTGCTTTTCGTTTATTCTCTCGACCATTCTCTAGAACCTTATTGTTAAACTCAACAATGTAGTTTACATCTTTGCGTCTTTCAAGCCTATGTTTTCTAGCCCTATCATTTGCACATTCCTTACATGCATTACCCATTTTTGAGAAAAGATTTTTTTCTTTTAAGGAACTACACGCAGGACAATACTTGTGATCGTTTGGGATTAGTTGTCCATTAAACAAAAACTCCCACTCAGCTACAGACCCATTTAAATTACGCCGCTTTACTCGCCGTTCTAACATAGCATATCTCCTATTCTATAAACTATTTGGATAAGTTATATCGAATAAGGATATGCTTGTCAAACACTAATCAGCTATCATTAGTCAGCAGCTTGTTCGGGGAACAAAGGAAGCTGTGCCTCATTAGCCTGAGAAGTTTGGGCTTGCAAAGCCTCAACTTGTGGAGCAGCTTGTTGTTGAATGACAGTGATATGCTGAGCAGAAAACTCGAAAGGGAGTTTACCCAATCCTGTCAAAGCAGCATTAACAGTGTCGATGTGGAGATCAAGTTTAATTTTCATTTTGTTTTCCTTTAAAGAACGTCTTCGTCATCGGCATCAATACCACCAGCACCAGCATATTCAACCAAGTCAGTGACGACAAGCTTGATCAGCGAGGGGCTGACACCTTTTTTAGTTTTATATGTCCAATCATAACTACCAACCAAAGCCTTGGCCTTGCTACCATTACCAATGTCTTCAGTGATTTCTTCACCATCAACATCGAATGCTTTCATTGGTTTGTTCTTAGACTTACAAGTGATGTAACGTCCCATGTCAGCCTTCTTTTCACTGTCTTGATTGACAGAGATGCCCATTTCCTCCAGAGCTTCTGCTGCTGCGTCAGACAGGTTACACAAGTTGACTTGGTAAGCACCACTCATCTCATTCATCTTGCTCAGTTGCGCCCAATAAATGTCGCATTTAATCTTCAACTTCTTTTTTTCATCAGTCATTTCAATTTCCTTTATCAAAACCCACCAGTAACGTCAGTGGCAATCACGCCAGTTGTTGCCAATCTTTCCTTCGGCATCAACAGGACATCTAAATTGTAACACTTCTCCTGCTTTTGTTGCAGCTTCTTCAATAATTTTCATGGCTTGTTGTGCTTGAGATACATCAACTTCCCATTGTGTTTCATCATGAACAAAAGCTATAAGCTTTGCATCTATGTTAGCTTCATTCAAAGCCTTCGTAGATTCTATAAGCCATTGCTTAGCCACCACTGCACCAGCGCATTGAAGCAAGGTGTTTAAGGCAGCGTGTTGTGATCTTATCCACAATATTCTACCATCAAGGCCGGGCAGTTTACCATTGACACCGATCTTGTTTATCTTATTCTTCAGCTTCTTTAAAGCTGGAGTGTTGTCAAGAAAGTTTTCAATAAGTTTCTTGCCTTTTGTTGGAGACACACCAGCAGTGAGTCCAATCTTAGCAGCACCAGCACCATACAACATTGCGTATGTCATAGTCTTTGTTTGATTACGAAACTTCTTGTGCTCACTATCACCATCATCCTTCACTGTGCCTTTAGGAACAAGCCCAAAAGCTTGGCAGTTCTTCCAATGTATATCACCCTTCAAGAGTTCTTCTTGCCACTCCAGATCACGCATGTAGTGGGCTAGGCAACGTAGTTCAATGCCACTCAAGTC